ACCCAGACACGCAGAGTCTCCGGCGTACAGCCAATCTTTGGAGCAATGGAACAAATTGTCGCCCATTGTGAGTCATATTCGCCCTGACTTTCCAGAACCATACGGGCTGCCCGTTGACGGACTTCAGGGGAAAAACGAGTATTTTTAGTCATCCTGTTTACCTCTTTCTCAGGAAGTTTAGTCTCCAGGATTCCCGGGGCGGTTCATTTGCAGGAACTTATTTTTCACAGACAGCAATGATGCCTGTCAATATATTATTAATATGCGGATTGTTTCAGTTACAGATGCTTTATTAAGGAAAAAACAGCCAGCACTGACTTTCGGTGGAGAGGTGCTGGCTCAAAAGGATAGTTGGATTTCACATGATACTTATATCTGGCAGTACATTTTCTGACAGACAGTGACGGGGGGTGTCAAGATATTGTGTCATTTATAACCTGAGTCAGGGGGGGCCCCTATTAAGTTGTCAAGCATGTTATGACGCCTGCGGGGTATAAAAAGTCCCGTCGCGCATCATGGCGAACAGAACGTCGCAGCGTCGTCTCGCCAGGGCGATAAGCGCCTGATTGTGTCGTTTTCCCTGACTCATTTTGCGGGTGTAGTAAGCCCTGGAGAGCGGATCCCTGAGCGCGGCGAAGGCCGACAGGAACAACGCCCGTTTGAGAGCTTTATTACCCCGTCGCGAGGGATGCTCACCGCGTATTGACGAGCCGGATCGCCGAGTTACCGGCGCAAGGCCAGCATAAGCAGCGAGATGTGCGGCAGAGGCGAAGGCGCGGCAGGCGACCTCGGTGAGGAGTCTGGCTGCGGTCCTGACACCGACTCCGGGCATACTGGTCAGGACCGGGTAAAGAGGGTGAGCAAGAACTCGCTGTTCTACCTCAAGCGCCACCTCGTCTCTTTGCTTACGCAGCGTGATGAGCTGGAGTGCCAGACGTGGCAGTACTACGGCAGCGGCATTCGTGCCGGGAACGACGACGGTTTGTTCGGCCAGTGCCTGAGCTATGTCTGCTGCAAGGCGTTTACCCAGACGAGGCGCAAGTTTGCAGAGCTGGGCTGCCAGCTTCTTCTCACCCAGCGAAGCGAGTTTTTCTGGTGAGGGATATCGCTGGAGAAGATCGAGTACCGCCGGGTGATCAAGTCTCGGACCGAGAACGCGCTCCAGTGCCGGATGTATCTGGGTCAGAAGGCCGCGGATACGGTTGCTGGCCTGCGTTGTCTGTGCGGCAAGATCATCATCGAAGCCGCAGAGCATGGAGAGTTCGGCGATTTGCTCGTCAGCCAGTTTCAGCGTGCGTAGCGCGTGAGGCAGGGTACGGGCAGCTTCGGCAATGATGGCAGCGTCACGAGCATCAGTTTTAGCTTCACCGGCGTGTAAGTCGGCTATGCGGCGCATGGCCAGTCCAGGGAGGTATCCGACAAGGACTCCTTCTGAGCGGGCAACGGCGACAGGTAACGCACCGATGGTAGCTGGCTGATCAACAACCAGCAGTATCTGACCATGTTGTTTCAGGTCAGATATTAGCGACCTGAGTTTGTTTTCGTCGTTGGGTAATGCTTTATCGAACAGGCGTTTACCTGAACGATTAATGGCTACAGCGTGATGCGTATCTTTACCGACATCAACGCCGATAAAGACCTGGACGGATTCGTAATCGCTGGATTCGGTCATTCTGTCTCCCTTGTATATGGGTTAACCAGATAACCACGGGGAGCAGGTACCGGCATCCACGTTACAGACGGTCCCGGCAAAAGTGCCTGACCTGACCCCTATTAGCGGTTACCAGCGCCCCACCAGACCCGGTGACATCACCCCCCGGATCATGGACGACTGGGGGCAGTAATCATGCCGGGTCTGGCTGGCTAACACCCCATTATAAGGGGTACGAATAAAGTAACGGGGCCGGAATGTTATCTGGCATTTTTAGCAGAGCCTGAATGCCATAATCACGGCTCCCGGCGTTGGCCGTCAGTGGGTGACACTGGCGGCTTTTTGTTTTCCTTTACTTTCATTTTCTGTCGGCGGTGACGGAGACATACATCAGATGGAAAAAATCACAACGGGTGTGTCATACACCACGTCAGCGGTGGGGACGGGATACTGGCTACTGCAGTTGCTGGACAAAGTCTCTCCGTCCCAGTGGGTGGCAATAGGTGTACTGGGGAGTCTGCTGTTTGGCCTGCTGACGTATCTGACTAACCTGTATTTCAAAATCAGGGAGGACCGCCGTAAGACGGCGCGGGGGGAGTAAAGCGATGAAGAAAAAATACGAACTGGGTGTTAAAGGGATAAATAATTACCCGGATAAGATTACTGTTACTGTGGCACTGGAAATTGGTGGGTATCCGTCACTGTTGTTGCCAGATGTGGCGATTAGTCTTGACCGTACTGAAGGTGCCACGCTGGAGTTTTACGAAGCTGAGGCGAAAAAGCAGGCGAAGCAGTTTTTCATGGATGTTGCTGCCGGGTTATGTGAAGGGGATGGTCCGTTGCCGGAAAAGCGGCCCATCATTTTAGAGGCGCAGGATGTGTTGATAACCTACAGAGGAAAACTACCGGGAATAATTACTGGTTCTCTGAAGACTNCTGAAGACTTAACATATCCAGGGATTTGAAATCGATAAATCCTGATAAATATCCATGAACGCAAAAATCAGATACGGCCTGTCGGCTGCCGTTCTGGCGCTGATTGGTGCAGGGGCGTCTGCGCCTGAAATCCTCGACCAGTTTCTGGATGAAAAGGAAGGTAACCACACCACAGCATACCGTGATGGTACGGGTATCTGGACCATCTGCCGCGGTGCCATCCTGGTGGATGGTAAACCTGTCGTCCCGGGCATGAAGTTGTCGAAGGAAAAATGCGACCAGGTTAACGCCATTGAGCGTGATAAGGCGCTGGCATGGGTGGAGAAAAACATCAAAGTGCCGCTGACCGAACCCCAGAAAGCGGGGATCGCGTCATTCTGTCCGTACAACATTGGTCCCGGTAAGTGTTTCCCGTCGACGTTTTACAGACGAATTAATGCAGGTGATCGAAAAGGTGCCTGCGAAGCGATTCGCTGGTGGATTAAGGACGGTGGCAGAGACTGCCGTATTCGTTCAAACAACTGTTACGGTCAGGTATCCCGTCGTGACCAGGAGAGCGCGCTGGCGTGCTGGGGAATCGACAGATAAGAAGAATATTTTGCTGAAAAATGAGGTTTGCTTACATGGACGGATAACACGAAATCCTGCAAATTGGCAAAATGTAAGTGAATAAAGTCAAAACAGTTGTTTAACACTCAGGCACCGTAATGATGCCTTTGTCATTTCTGCGCATCTCACGCGCATCTCACAACACAGAACCTTTCAGGATGACCCTTGAGGATACCGGTTTGGCTGTCGGTGCCTTTCTGTGGGCTGGATTCCTGTGAGACAAGGTTCATCACTAAAAGGAAATAACCGATGAATATGATGGCCGTGCCGTTTCACGGCAACTCTCTTTATGTAGTTAACCATAATGGCGAACCATACGTTCCCATGAAACCTGTCGTTGCGGGGATGGGGCTGGCCTGGCAATCACAGTTGGCTAAGTTAAGACAGCGTTTTGCGTCAACTATAACGGAAATCGTTATGGTTGCTGAGGATGGGAAACAACGCAATATGGTGTCCATGCCACTTCGAAAACTTGCCGGCTGGCTACAAACCATTAATCCCAACAAAGTAAAACCCGAAATCCGCGATAAGGTCATCCGGTATCAGGAAGAGTGCGACGATGTTCTTTACGAGTACTGGACGAAGGGTTTTGTCGTTAATCCCCGTAAAATGAGCGTGATGGAAGAACTCAACCAGGCTTGTGCTGACATGAAACGGGATAAAAACATTGCCAGTGTGTTTGCTACCGGGCTGAATGAGTGGAAACAGGTTAAAGCCGCGCATGTATCAAAAATCCGTACGCTGGTAAATGAAGCGAATATGCTGATTGATTTTGTCCTGGCTGATACAGGCAAAGGGAAAATAACAAAGGCGGATTGATGGGGTGGCTAATGATATCAGATAAACTCATAACGCTGGTGAAGAGCCTCTGTGTACTTGTCGGCATTTCATTTTTAGTCATGCTGGTTGCCATTTTCTTTTCCACCGCCTGGCGAGTCCTGACGTTATCGGGACTGGTGGGGTGAAAGAGAGATGAACCGTGTTCTGTGTGTGGTGATTATTGTCATGGCGGTTGGCTGTGGTGCGCTGTGGCTGGCAACAAACCATTACCGTGACAACGCGCTCACCTACAAAGCGCAGCGCGATAAAAAAGCCAGAGAGCTGGAACAGGCGAATGCCACCATTACTGACATGCAGGTGCGCCAGCGTGATGTTGCTGCGCTCGATGCAAAATACTCGAGGGAGTTAGCCGATGCGAGAGCTGAAAATGAAACTCTGCGTGCTGATGTTGCCGCTGGTCGTAAGCGCCTGCGGATCAACGCCACCTGCTCCGGTACCGTGCGTGAAGCCACCGGCACCTCCGGCGTGGATAATGCAACCGGCCCCCGACTGGCAGACACCGCTGAACGGGATTATTTCATCCTCAGAGAACGGTTGATGACAATGCAGAAGCAGCTGGAAGGGGCACAGGACTATATCCGCACTCAGTGCCTGAACTAAGTTTTGCTGATGCGCCGTATCGTCGCCGTATTCCTGCATTAACAGAGACCGCAGCCCGACAGGGAGACTCCTCTGCGAGAGTGTGCGGGGATAATCAAAAACGATACACACCGGGGTTTACCGCGTAAACGGAGCGCGGCGTTCTCCCCTCATGGTCGCCCGTCCGGTGCGATGGTGGAAGAAACTGGAATCTGTTCAATAAAAAAACTGCCGTGTTGGAGTCACAGCAGTAATGTACTGATTGGGTAGAAGATTATTATTGTTATGCTTTATTCTTATTCTATATGGCTGATTATTTCAATTCGGAATTAATACAGCTAATGTCTGTGAGTTTTTATAAATTCAGCAATATAAAGAAATAGTTATATGAACAGCCATCGCAGAGCATACTGTGTATCATTCTTTTTTATAGTCAACTGACGGGCATATTTTATGTCTGCTGCCAGCTCCCGGCGGCAAGATTCAATGACCCACGCAGAAAAATTTTCTGAACCTTTCTGGTCAAGAGCGATGTTAATTTGTTCAATCATCTGGTTTGGAAATCGGATGTTGCGGGTTGTTGTTCTGCGGGGCCGGTTTTTCGATGACATTTTCTTTCCTCTGGTGACAAGCTATATGGCGAGGATTTTACATGGCTGTGCTTCGTACGTTACCGGGCAGAATCAAAACTCTGAACACCCGGCGGGTGAATATTCTGAAGGGTGAACAGCGTCGTGTCAGTGGCAGTGCACGTGTTTCCCTCAAGCGTCATATCTGGCTCAGGGATGCCGGGCAGTGCTGTCTCTGTGGTCGTGTGGTTGACCTCTGTGACAGTGAACTCGATCACCGCATTGCACTTCAGTTCGGTGGTGGTAATGAGGAGACGAATCTCTGGACGCTCTGTACCGAATGCCATCGACAAAAGTCTGCTCGTGAAGCGGCG